CCGTCTTTACCTTCTTTAGATAAATCCATTTCTTCTAACGGTACTCTTTTCCATTTTCTACCTGAATAAATGTAGAAAAACTGTGAATTAGTAGTTACTACTTGTCCGGGGTTTCCTGTAACTGGTATATTATCCGAACAATCGGGGGTAAAGTCAGTTAATTCCGCACGTCTCCATTCATTTTTATAATATACATAAAAATATTTAGAATCATATGAAATATTTCCTTCTTGTCCTGTCGAATTTTTTTGAGTTGGTACATGAACAATGCGTAAAAATAGAGGAACTTCTTCCACTTTAATTCCTCCATACAAACTATTATCAATTATATTACTATCTGTAGAAATTCGGGGTTGTGGTATTTCTGTATCTTTTTGAAGATTTGGATAATATGGACTTTGCCATTTTTCTCGATTAGGATCGATTCTATTAAAATCATGTTCCGAAGTTACTGTTTCCAAACCAATAACTACTTTTTTGGGTGTAAGAAATTTTTGAGTGGTAAGAATATGATCTTCCAATTTAGTCATGCTATCTGGTAAAATATATCCGTGAGTAATTAAATCAAATTCACTCTTAACAATTCTTTCATCATTAGCTTGAAGTTCTACTGTATGTCCATATGATTCAATTTTTGTACGGAACCGAAATCCCTTTTTACTTCCCCAATAATCTTTTGTATTAAATTGGAACGTTTCAATAAGTTTATTCATTTGTTCCACATATGCCGTCCATACTATGAAATGATATGTAAGGACCATATGATTGGGCATAGTAATATTATAAACATCATTAATAGGAACATTTCTCCCCATCAACGCCGAAAATTGAGTATATGCATTTTTTTCGGAATATTTTTTCATTACCGGAACGTTCAAATAACGATGGAAAAATTGCAAAGTGGAATCAGCTTCCGAATTAGTACGTTTCAAAATAACAGCAGGAAGAATTATTTTTCCTTGTTTATCACGAATATATCCGTCTCGTCTAGCAGATACCCATCGCTCCGGCGAACCATAAAAGAAAGGCACTTTAACTTGTTTTCCTTGATCTTCTACCTGTAATTGTAATTGCTCAAGATGTAATAATATAGTCTCATCAATGTCATATAAACTAATAGTAATGTTTTTTTGTTTATCAGTATCTCGACGTACTTGTTCAACCCGATTAATCGACTCCAGTTTTTCAGCCCGTTCAATTGGTGCTTGAATTGGGTTGGGGGCGGGATTTCTAACATTACCTTTCCATCTTCCCATATTTACGATTGCCTTTCTACCAGATCCACTTTACTTATGCTGGTATAGTGAGTATTAACTATAATGCTAAAGGATTTATCGGGAATTCCTCCCAAAAATTGCTCTTGCACTACATCAGTTATTTCATGATAACGGTCATTAAAAAATATTATGTCTCCAGTTTGAGGGAATAAATCGACTTCTTGTAAATCTTTTTCCATAAATTTGAAGGCAACATTTTGTTTACGTTCAGGACCAAAATCATCAGCATCCGTTGTAATATCGGCTCTATCTACTAAGCAAATAACCTCAACGGGAGGATAAAACACTTTACCACTTGAAGGAGAACTTTCTCCATAAATATTAATTCGTGTTTGTTCTGGGCACACCGCATATATTAAAACTTCAGTTTGAATAACATCGCCCAACAATTCATCATTTATTCCGTTGATGAATCCTATATCTCTTTCTGAAAAATATCTTCCGGGCAATGACATAATTATCCTATATAAATATACATTGGTACTCCACGCAATGTTGATTGTAATTGTTCATTAAAAGCCGCCTGTTTTTCCATTTGAGCGAATTTTCCAGCAGCTTCTAACATTTCTTTCAAAGTATCCATAAGACGTTCTTTTGTTTGTTGTGCTTCCGAACGAAGTTCAGCGCCGTCTAAAGTTACTTCTCCTCCGGGAATGGGTATTGTTTGATGCTTCTGTCTAACAGCACCCAAAATTTCTTTACAATTAGCTAAGAAATAATCACGAATCCATTGTTTTCCTGGATCATTAATCGTTGAATATGGATGATTTACATATGGAACATTAGCAAAATCAGAAGAAACAGCCTGTGAACCAGTCATTGGAGTATTTGATAATGCCCCCATAGAAGATCTGTCAGTTTCATTTATATATTCAAACCACAATTTAAAATTAAGGGTTGGTACAGGGAAAATTCTCAATTTATTATTTATAATTTCAAATGAATATTGACTTTTACGAACCATATCATTAAATTCAATGGCTTGCATACGCAATAAATCTTCAAAAATAGGTGTCATTAAAAATTGTACGGCAGGAGAATATGCTCCGAATCCCAATTCTTGTAAAATATTGGAATAACTCATACCAGTCATAGAAAAGGGGTCATATATACGTGCGCTAGCGGGGGGTCGCTCATGAAATACCCGTTTAACTTCTATTCGATCACAATTTTCTTTAGCATCACCAATTAAATGTTGCAAATCATAATTTTGCGTTCCAGCAACAACCGGAATAGATACTCTTTTCCAGTCAATTTTTCCGCCGGTCCCAGCTTCAGAACCATAATCTTTAGCTAAATTAATAATTTGAGGAAGTCCTGTTCCTTGTATATTGCGTCCAGTAACAATATCCGTTCTTTTCTGTCCCTGTAAAGAAAGCATATTATTTATCATATTATACTCATTTACTTTAGCATTATAAACATTACATGCCTCTTCAAATGCAGCATAAAAATGTATATCTATCATTTCAACCGCAACCGCAGGGTATCCCAAACGTCGGGCAGCCCAGATCATAGCACTATAGCAATCTTTACAGAATACAGGATCCGAATCATATTGTCCGAAGGGGGTATTCCCCGGAACGGCAGACCCGCTTCCAGGAAATCGAATTTTATCTTGATTTGATACGGCCATATTATTTATAAATTAATTACAACTCTTCTTATAAATATGCGAATCTTATCCTTTGATACTGATATTTATTTATATTAAATTAACAAATATTTAAAATTTATAAACAAACGACATGTCTAAAATCAATTTATATAATTTATGTCCTCTTAATGAAGGAAATTTAACGCAATCTTATTGGGATACGGGACACGGGGCTTGTGGATGTATTTTCATTGCAAAAGACACAGGAAGAATTCTTTTATCCCGCCGCAGCAGCATGGTTGATTATGAACCCAATACATGGGGAACTTGGGGAGGAAAAATTGATGAAGACGAATCAGTTTTACAGGCACTTGACCGAGAAGTAGAAGAAGAAACAGGATTTTCGGGGCGTTACAAAGTTACGCCTCTATGGACATACGACGATCCTCGTGCCGGATTTAAATATTATAATTATTTGGTCGTAGTTCCTGAAGAATTTAGGCCCGAATTGAATTGGGAAAGCTCTGGATTTGAATGGTGCGAATGGGGAGACTGGCCCGAACCCTTACATTTCGGAATGATTGCCCTGTTAAAAAATGCTGGACATAAAATTCAAAGTGTGGTAAATTTAATCCGAAAGAAAAATGCAGAAATTTTAGAAGCTATGGATACTCCTCCACCGCCACCACCGGCCCACATAATGAAAGTAGATAGGCCCGCTCCAGCGAATGTCTTGGGACAAAAAGAACTTATGGACGCATACATTGTTGCCGCCACCGTTTGGGGAGAAGCTCGAGGAGAGGGCCCCCGTGGACAACAAGCCGTTCTTAATGTAATAATGAATCGGTCCAAAAATGACTTTTCCAATGCCCGTGGAGTCGTATTGAAAAGAAAACAATTCTCAATGTGGAATAACATTTCTAATCCTGAAGAATATGCCTTATCATTAGCTCGATCAAAATCTAATGATAAAATTTATAAACAGATTCTTCAATTGGTAGATGCGGCTAGAACCGGAAGACTTCCTGATATTACAAAAGGAGCTACACATTATTATAATCCTGAATTGGCTGACCCTGTATGGGGGAGAAATATGGATAAAATTAAAATTGGAAAACATGTATTTGGCCAAGCAGATAAAAAAAAACTATAAAAGAAATTAGTGAAAAGGATTATAAAATTAATTATTTAGGACTTGTAGGAGATGGAATTTCTGAATATCAAATATACAATGAAGCTTCACGTTTAGTATTTGAATATGAACGGACCCGAAATACATTTTATTTAAAAAGTATTGCAACCAATCCCGAATTTCGAAATCAAGGATATGCCAAAAATTTACTAACTTATTTTATTAGGTTAATAAAATCTAAGGAGGGATATTTAAATACAGGACATTATACCGATTCGGGTGAATCATATATTGAACCCGTTATTAAACGATTGGCTCAAGATTATGGCGTAAAAATATTAACCGAATAATTTTAAATGTTAAAATTAAAATCATTATTAAATATCATTGATACTATCCCCGCAGAATTTTCAGTAATCAAGGAGTCTATAATAATAGAATCTAATAAAGAGGAAAAGGCATTAGAATTTTTAAAAGAATTAGTTAAATTAAGTCCTTATAAAGGAAACGTTTTTCTTGCCGGTGGCGCTGTCCGGGACATGGAAATGGGACAAAAACCAAAAGACTTGGACGTAGTTGTTATAGGCGATTCCAATGGAAGCATTAAATTTACGACATGGATTGCAAAAAAATTAGGAAACTTTAAAGGACCCACTACTCCTCCACCGAAACCTCCTCCACATATTGAAGTGGATTCTAGGGGTTATCCAGTATTTTCCCCCGATGAATCGGATCCCGAATTAATAGATTATTTAAAAAAATATAATGATTATTATCATTCTTTTACTAACCCGGTTTTATTTCCACGATTTGGCACCGCAAAAGTAAATTTAACGGGAACATATAAAGGAGTTAAATTAGATGGAATGGAAGTAGAAGCTGTATCTTCTCGAAAAGAAACCTATATCCCCGGCAGCAGAAAACCTATTGTAACTCATGGAACATTAAAAGACGACGTATTCCGTAGAGATTTCACAGTTAATAGTTTAGTTATGGATCTAACTACTGGTGAAATATTAGATTTAACTGGAAAAGGAAAAGATGATATTAAAAATGGAATTATACGTACTACCGTTAATCCCGAGATAATTTTCAAAGAAGATCCTCTTCGAATGTTGCGGGCTGTACGATTTATGGTACAAAAGGGATGGAAAATTGACCCCGAAACGGAAGAAAATATTAAATTAAATGCGCCGTGGCTACAACACATTTCTAAAGAAAGAATACACGACGAATTAAATAAAATGTTAATTTCTAAAGATGCTCCATCAGCCATTAGAAAATTAAAAGAATTAAATCTCTTATCCTTTATATCTCCCGAACTTGTACAAATGTCAGGAATGACACAAAATATTCACCATGTACATGACGTTTTCGACCATACGATGGAAGTTCTTAAAAATACAAACCCCGAATTAATAACACGTTTAATGGCCTTATTCCATGATGTAGGAAAAATTGCAACTCGAAGCGAAACCCCCACCGGAGTACATTTTTATGGGCATGAAGAAGTCGGGGAAGAAATTGCCGAAAAAATTTTAAGAAATCTAAAATATCCTAACGATATTATTGATGCCGTAAAAATGGGTGTAAGAAATCACATGCGATTAAAACAATACGGAGATAATCCAGTAAAATTATCAGATAAAACTTTAAGAAAATTCAAATTTGAACTTGGCAATAACATAGAACATATACTAGATCTTATTCATGCCGATAATTTGGCACATGCACCTGCATCGGCAATGCCCAATCAAATTGAAGCCGTTCGAAACCGATTAAAGCAATTAGATATAAAAGTAGAAAACCCGTCTTTGCCTATTAATGGTAATGATATTATTAACCTCGGAATCCCGCCGGGACCAAAAATTAAAGAAATATTGTCGGTAGTTTTAGAAGCTTGGTATGATAATCCCAATTTAACTAAAGAAGAAGCCATTGAAATAGCTAAAGGATTTATATGATTAAATTAAAACCATTAATCAACGAAATAATTGTTAAGGATTATTCAAATAATAATTATAATTTTCATCATTTTTTAATGTATAAAGGACAATTGTTTTTATTTGACAATATAACACCTTTACGTACTATTTTAAAATCACTCGAAGATCATGTAAATTATTCATATTTAGAAAAAACCCGGGGAGATTTCCACGAGTTTATCCAGGCCATTTCTGAGTCTGGACCGGATATTATATCGGGCGTATGGGATCCAAAAGAAAAACGTCTTACAATATATGGTTATTACATTGATCCAACCAGTTCATTACAAGTAAAAAAAGCTGCTAAGGCATTGGGTGCCAAAATTATTAATTTTCCTCATGCGGATTATAGTGGAGATTATGATACAGATACCGATTACTCCATTAAGAAATTAAAAGGAAAAATTCCTAATATAGTATATCATGGCACCGCAATTTCAGAATTAGAAAGCATATTAAAATATGGGTTATGGCCCGGAAAGGGATCGGGAAAATTTATTGACCAAGATATTGTTCACGAAGACCATGTTTTCTTTGCCGCTTCATTCCATACAGCAATATTTTATGCAAGAAATGCAGTACATAATAGTCCCAGCAAAAAATGGGGAGATGCTCCCATAATTTTAGAATTAAAAATACCCGATTTTTCAAAAATTGCTCCTGATTTTGATGCCGATGGTTCTTCTAAACCGCTGGGTGGATTATCATATTATAATCATTATCCTTTTGAAGTTCAACCTACACACGATTTAAAAGCAATAACCGCATCATTAGAATCAGGAAAATGGGGTTATAAAGGAAGAATTCCGGCAAAATTTATTAGGTGGGTATGGTATTATAACTCTTATCTAAAAAAATGGAAAAAATCAAAACCTTCTACTTGGAAAAAATTGTTGGATAAATGGGATATTGAAAATATTATCTTTAGATTAGGAATGGACCCAGAATCTTATTAAATTATCCAAACACCTTATATTCTGGATTAGTTCTAATAAAATCTTTCATTTTCGGATGTTTAAGAGCTTCTTTGAAACATTGATGCCACGGCTTCTCTACCCAATTTCCTACATCATTATATCCTTCGGATTCTTTATGTATTTCTGTAGCACAAGATTTCCATGTTGTTAAGGCTTTTCTTTTCCATCGTAATTTATCTTCACCCCGATTATTTCGATAATGTATTTCAAATTTTAGACGGGAACCATCTTCAAAAATAGCTATAATATGATTCGTACCTTCATATAAACTATATTTTTTATGTAATTGAGAAAAGTTTTCATTGATACTTTCTGCAAATCCAATACGATCCCGATAATTGTGCAACAATTGAGGCATCTTTTTTTCTAATAATGATAAAGGAATTCCTTTAAAAATTTTCCCCGAAGATTGTACAGTAATTGTAACTCTGGGACCAGGATAACCATCATCTCCTATTTTTGAATCTACATCATTATCAGAATCATCTTCTTCCATAATTTCCCAAATTCCCTGAATAATAATAGATAAATCTTCAGATTTTAAAAACCAAGTTTGTATATTAATGTCTTGTCGGTCTGCAATCATAATTTTCCAGCCTAAATATTTCATGGCATAATTACGACCATCTGTAGAACCAATCCCACAAGCAACAAATACTGCTTCTTTTACTTGTTCGGGACTAGAGTAAATTTTATTTTCAATAAGTTTTTCAATAAGTACTAATGCCGCATTTTTCTTGGAATTTTCCCACTTTTCTAATTCTTCTCTTGTTAAACGATTAGATGAAAGTAACACATTTTTAATTTCATCCATATATTCGGTTAAATACCCCACTTCATCTACTTCGAATCCAAAATGAAACAAAATTTCGTTAGAAAGATAACTAATTACAACCGATTCATGATTACTGTCTCCCAAATCTCCATCGGCATATGTAATTTCTCCCGATCCATCTATCCACCATTCACCCCTCTCATGTAATTCGGCTATAAGGTTAGATTCATTAATATTATCCTTTGGCATTTCATAAATAACTTCAAATTCAGGATTTTCTTGCACAAATTTGGATAATGTATTGGCCGAAAAAGATTCTTGTAAATCACTTCGGCTATCTGAATAACTATCTTCTGGATCAGGAGCCTGTATAGTTGGCTCCTTATCCAATTCAGTATTTTTGTCAGCATCCTTATTTATTTTAGAAATTTTTCGCTGTTTAATAGATGGAGGTAATTTATCTTTAGGATCGGGAGCCTTAGAAGTAAATTTAGTCTCCAAAAATTTACTTAATGCACATAAATGTTTACATAACCCTGGCCCATAATCGCCCACCCCACCTTGAGAAACGGGACGGGGAGGAGTGCCTATATTTTTATTATGAAATTGCCATCCCGTTTTATTTTTAGGATTCCCTAATATACCCGCTCCAACCTCAAAATTATTATATGCAAATCGGTATCTATAATCGGGACAATCACAATCTACCATGCAATTATATTCATCGGCGCTTTTTTTATCCGAATTTGAAATCCCGCCGGGCTTTAAAAATTGTATATATCCATGCCACCGATTTCCCGTACTAGAAGGATTAGATTTATATGTAAATGTCCATGCTTCCGAGTCTTCTACAGCCCTTACTAATAACGACCGGGAACGTACCGTCTTAGATCGGTCAACCCGGTTGGATTTAGGATCCAAAACATAAGGAATATTCGTACCCCCAGTATTAAGTAAATCACGGAAAGTCATCGTTTCCGTTAATACTTCTTTCAATATTTTAGAAAAAGAAATCATTTAATTCGTCTAAATTTTCTTTATAATTTATCTGTCTGAATTCCATTTTGATCAACCAATAAAATTACCGAACCGGCATTTCCACTTAAATATGCCCTGTGAAAAAGACCATTGGTTATAGATTTTAATAATAGATATGGTTTATAATCCGATTCTACCACCCACGGAGTTTGATTTATTACAATTGAAGTTCCCGCCCCAGTTCCGGTTAAGTATATTTGATAAATTTTCCCATCAGTAAGGTTATATAATAACTGAAATCCTAAATCATTACTTTCCCATCCAATCGAAGTAGGATTAATATAAACATCTACTGAATTATATGGCCCAGAAACATTTATTTCATACCAATTATCATCGGTTTGAGATTTCATCCATAACGTCCCAGCAGGTGCACCCGGACCAACTCCGTCGTTCCATCCGGGGCAATTAACCACATATTTTTTCCCGGTTTTACTATTAATGACAAATTTTTGAATCATAAATGCTTCTTTATATAAGTATTATATAGAACCGAATAAATACTTGCATTTATTGATTCAAAAAGGTTAATTTTAATTATATTTTCGGAGTATTAGAAGAATGTGGCTTATTATTGTAATATTATATTAAGATTCAATTTAAAAATCAAGATAATTTTACAATAGGCTCCAATTTTTTTCCAGGTAATGTATCAAAATGAGATCGATTAGAAGAAATCCAACTATCTATATTATTCCATTTAAGTGTTTTAGCAAGTTCATCTGATAAATTTATATATGTAGGGCCCAATTTTGAACAGCTTATTATTTTAGAAATAAATAATTCTTTCCAGTGATCGAAGGATTGATATATAATTGGAGAACTATATGTTTCTAAATCATAATATGGTATGCTAGTAAAAATTAAATCGGGGGTTATGTTATCAGAAAATTCCTCAATTTTACAGTTATGAATAATAACATTTTTCCATTTAAATAAAGATATTAAAGTTAACAATTCTTTATAAGTTTCTATATTTGGTTCACAACCAATATATGTTCCACTTGGATATTTTGCTTTAAAACCAAACAATCTTCCGCCAAATCCGCAACATGGATCAAACACAATAGGCGATGGATTTTCTCCTAAATAATGAGTATAAATTGCCGCAGCTAATAACGGTTTAAAAAACGATATAGTATGTCGACGAGCCGATAATCCCCGCAACATTTGATGTAAACTAAAATCAAATACTTCATTAGAATTATTATCTCCAATACGATAAGAAATAATTTGTTTCATTATATTATCATCACCCCAGGCATCAACCGGAGATTTATTTCCTTTATATGAACTATGCCAATAAGATTTAAAAATATGTTTTAGTAATTGAACCCCTATTGATGAAATATTATTAGAAAAATGTTTGGTTTTATTATTAAAAATTGTAGAAATATTATGTGATGAAATATTTTCAATTATTTTCTGAGGGTTTTTATCTATTGGAGGATAAGGAAAGTTGGGGTGTAATATTCTTAAAAATTTAAGTAATAACCAAATATGTTTTTTTAAATAATCCCTACCTTTTAATTCTAAACATGCTTCAAAAAATTCTTTTGCTATAATAGGAGTATCATGGTTAATTTTAAAAGAATAATTATAATTCCATTTTTTAATATCTTCAATTGATTTTATATTGGATAAATCTTCTTCTCGAATTCTAATTAAATTTGACAGATTAGACTTTTGCTTATCTGAAATTACATTGGGCAAACGACGAAAATTTAGTTTTTCAATTTTGGAAGGATGCCAATAACTACCATCTATTTCAACTAACATATTGTGTTGGGGAAGATAGAAGTCTATTAATCCATATTTTGTTTGATATGATTGTACAAACGGTTCATTATTTTCATTTAATATTTTTTTAAATTCTATTTCAATAAAAGTATTAGTTTTATTTGTAATATTATCTGTTATTCTTTCCATTGCTTTTATGCTCATTTTTTCCTTTGCAAGTTCGGAATGACTTAATCCGAGCATTGGATTGGGGTTATGACTTGAAATATAATCACGTTTATAAGGATAATATGGTAATATTTTAACATTTCGCCCACATCCACATTTACATTTAGGACGTTCCCCCTTAAAAACATGATTTAATATATAATCTTTTTTAGAAATATGATGTACGTTTTTAATATGCCACCCCAATAAATTTCCTGAAGGAAATTCTTCATTACATATTTCACACTTTTGCCTTTTAACTAAAGAATTAAGTCGATTTTGATATGATAGTTGTCTTAATTTAATCGGACGATATTCGGGAAATTTTTTAACATATTCATCTGGTAATATATTATGTGCATCTCGAAGATGAGTGTGCATTCCAACCGATTTAAAATATTTTTTACATATACCGCACTGTATTTGACGAATGTTCCGAGAAGACTTAGTAGTTAAAGCTCTAAATTCTCCATGTAATTTAGCATATTCATCAGAAGAAATTTTATGTACATATTTTAAATGCGACCCCATTCCATACGAAGAAATTCTATTTTGACAAATTTTACATTTAATAGTTTTCGCTTTATTTATAACTCGTCTTTTCATGTTAATACATATACCAGATATACTAAAAAGATGCAAGTTTTTATAAATCTATAATACGTGCAATAAAAAAGGGGCTTCCTTTTTGGAAGCCCGTGATAGGGTATTTTACGTATAGTATCAATTATACCTGATTCGTATCAGATACGTAGATCAATCCATAAAATTCTGGACGTACGATCTTCTTCGCATAGCGAGTCATAACCCCACGTCTTGGCGTGAAGTTAACAGGATCGTACACCAATGGAGTTTGGATAAGTGGAATGTACGGAGCGTACACCGCACCAGTTTCTAGGAAGTTATTTCCACGGAAACCCATCAAAATCAAGTTTTCTTGCATGTATGGGTTTTTGTAAACCTGGAATCTACTTGCAAAGCTACCTACCCGACTTACGCCCATTGCGAACTTGGCCGAATCGCCATCAGTATTGACTACGAATCCGGGAATAGACTCAAGGATGGTGGCTACGTCTGGCCCGACGACCATAAAGTTAGCTCCACCACGCAACGTCAATTGGTGAATCTTGTTAGATACCTTTTGAATCTTGTTGCCAAGAGTCTGATACCAAGTTGCCTTGGTGTAATATCCACCTGCGCCTGCTGTAGTCACATCAACCACTTGATAGGAATTAGCTCCCGTCTTAATGATTTCACGATTCAAGCGAGCGCTCCAACGCTCCTTATTGATATTTGGAGCATTTACAATAAGCATATCCAGAATTTCAAGATCGATTTCCATCGATACATATTCTGACAATAGAGCCGTCAATTCGGCCTCGGCGTCAACCGAGTGGTATGCATTGAGGTCTTGTGCTAGCTCCGGCGTCCAGACTGCTTTCAACTTACGAGTCTTCGCTACGATAGGTTCGGAACGAAGTTCGAGATTGACTTCAGGAATACCAATATCTTTGTTAAGACCAGTATCCGTAGCCGAAGATGCACCTAGCTTATCTTCAAAATCACCCCGAGAGGTATCTTTGGGTTGTAAGCTGTAATTAATTTCAATTACTCCTGGGTCAGCGCTAGAACCAGATAAGGTAATCATATTCGCATTTGAAGCAGAAACAACAAACACAGCTTCTTTTCCACTGAACCGAGTGAAACCCGGATACCATGTTACGAATCCCGCATTAGCAGATGCAGATGTCGTAGTATTTGCTGGCATGAAAGTACGAACGTTATTCAGATCCGGATAGGATCCGGACGCAGACAATACCTCATCCGTAAAATCTACAGTAGTAAGCGTATATAATTCTTGGGCTACCAATGATGCCGAGATATTAGCGTTAATGGGGTCATTTGCATTTCCCGTATCAAAATTAATATCAGCAAGAGAAGCTGTACCAACTCTAATTTCAAATACTCCTTTTTGATCGTTTATGGAATAGGCATTGTGGCCCGGACCATAGAGACCGCCTGCTGGAACATTGGTAGAACCAAGCTTCCAGTCGTCAGACCCCGAAATACCGCCAAACAATGACGAATAATTCGATCCTTCCACGTCTTTAGAAAATACACCCGAGGTGGTTCCATATTTGAAGTCCAAATAGAACACCAATCCCGAAGGAAGGTTCATTGGTTGGACCGATACGAATTCCTTGGCTGCAATTTCAGCAAAGACACGGCGCACCAACGGAAGCGCCACACCAGCCCATTGCTCAGAATTGGCTTGGGTGCCGGTAATTGACGATTCTTCGATTAGCTGCTTTGCTTGACTTTCAAGCAAAACGGCCATATTTGATTTTTCAATGTCGTTTTTAAGTCCTTCAAGCAATCCGGTCTTTTCCCACTTATGGACAAGTCCCCGTGTCTCAGCCATGAGACGTGCTTGTGGATTTAACGCATTAGTTAATAGTTCTTTTACGTTTTCCATAAAATTAATTTTTCCTTTTGTTTATTATCTCGCATTCAGATTACTTCGATGACACCTTGATTCCTGCGAGTTTTTGGAATCGAGTTGCCATTTGATTTACCGCACCTTCCGAGATGATAGTCTTGGATGGTTTGGTGGATCCGACTGCGCCCGATGCGAGACCTTCGGTGATAGATTGGGAATTAGCCGAAGCCTTCATTTTTCGTTTAATTCCAGCAGCACCGAAATTCAATGACTCTGCGATATTGGCGTAGGTCAGTTTAACTTCACGAACGTTTTTGGCGAGGTCAAACATTTCAACAACTCTCATTTTTTGATCATTATTCATGTTGTATTCCTTAAACAACTTGTTCGTGTAAAGCAGTTTGGCATTCAACAAGTTGACCTCATTAAGCTGTCCTTTAATATACTTAATGACTTCTTTGGCTTCATTAAGTTGTCTTCGGAGAGTTGCATTTTCAGCCAACATTTTACTTGGTGTAGAAAGATTGGTTGAAGTTGCATTCTTTCCTTGATTTGGCCGAGAAGCTTCCGTTGGATCTTTGGCTACCACTTTAGGCTGCCCCACCTTGGGGAGTCCAGTTTCTGAACTTCCACCAGAAGCATTTCCTCCTCCCATTGCGGGAGTAGAAAGATTGCTCTTAGTAGCATTGGGTGATCTATTGGGACGAGCCACTTGATCATGTTCCTTAGCTACTACTTTAGGTTGGTCAATATTTGGAAATCCATCTTCATCATTTCCGGACTCTAGTTTCGATGACGAACTAGCATTTTTTGTAGGACTTGATGAAGCACCGGCTTTTCCACCACCAATTCCTGAAGATTCCAACTTAGTTTGTTCTTGAATTGTGTCTTCTTCAAGCTCGGCTCTTAAACTTTCTAATAATTCTTCCAGATCGATTTCTTCAAGATCTTCTTCATTTACCTCATCGGCGGGCGGTTGAGGCACATCCGATTGAGGCATTGGTTGTGCCGCTGGCGCACCAGGAGCGGAAAACGCATCAGGTGCGGCGGGGGCTGCGGCCCCAGGAACACCATCTGCCGGAGGAACTCCCATTGAGGGGTTGCCCGGCATAGCGGGGGCACCTACTGGGGGAGGAGGCATTGGGGCACCGGGAACATATGGAGGAACCGGAGGCACTGGCGCACCGGGAACCCCTGCGGGAGCCGGAGCTGGAGCCGGAGCCGGAGCTGGAGCCGGAGCGGGGGCCGTAGTATTAGGATCGGCACCAACGGCTGGCTCGGGTACACTTTCAGTTTCGGCGGCGGCCTCTTCTTCTAACTCTTTGATAAGAGCGTCAATTTCGGATTCATTAATTTCTGGCAACTTTCCATCGAACTCATCCCCGATGGTATCATCCGGATTCAAATTGGGTGTAGAATCTCCCAATGGATCAAGAGTTTCCAGACTGTCTCCGTCATTCATTCCTTCCATAGCATCTTCTTTTAATCGTTCAGCAAATACCTTTTGGTATTTTTCAGTAAAAGCTTCTTCTAAAGCCACTTTTGCGTTGGCCATCGATGTCATACGTACGGCCTTAGCATCAGCAATAGCTTCTTTAAAAAGGTTACTTTCCATATTATTTCCTTTATGGTTTTAAAGTTATTAGAACTTTAATGAAGTTATTATAATAGACCCATTTTGGGTCCTTTAGGCAACATAAAAATGCAGCATTTATTTTAATATAAATAGTAATATTTTTACAAAAATATCAAAAATATGAAAAAATTTTAAATTCTTATATATTTTTTATCTTTGAGTCGCCAGAAAACTCCTACGTCTTTAGCGTAGGAGATGAATGGTGAAAATCATCCCTGACTCTCAATATACATTCTGATTGTTTCCGAAGATACATCACCAGTTGAGCAGGCAAAGTATCCATCACTCCAAAAGGTCTTTTCCTTCCAAAAATGAGTTTTCAACAATCCACCGATTTGTTTCCAAATTCTATTCGTGGACACCGCTTTCAATCTATTGACGATACTCACAATAGTCAGTGTAGGAGGATAATCTATCATCAAATGGATATGGTCTTCGTTACATTCCATAACTGTAATATCAAAATCTGACTCATTGGCAATATCTGACATAATTTGTTTCATCGCCTTGTTGATAGGATAGGTCAACAATTGTTTCCGATACTTAACAACAAATACAAGATGTATCTTCAACAAGTACTTGGAATGTGATGCTGTGTGATACTTTTTCACAAAATTTTTGATGTTTTCTTCTACCATCTAATATGTATATTCCAGAAACACAAAGAGAATAAATATATTAAGTGAAACAGGACTATACATTTAAGATGAGATTGTATCCTAACAAGGAGCAAGAAGTTCTGTTGTCCAAACACTTTGGTAGCATCCGATGGACCTACAACTATTTCCTTGACCGAAGAACCAAGTTCTACCTTGAGGCGAAGGAGAAACAACTTGCCAAGAAAACATTGACCTATGTGGACATGGCAAAGGAATTGACTAAGATTAAAGCAGAGAAAGAAACTGAATGGTTGAATGAATGTAATGCTCAATCACTCCAACATGCCATTAAGCATCTGGACGGAGCATATAATCGTTTCTTTAAGAAACTGGCAAAGTTTCCTCGATTTAAAAGTAAAAGGAATAAACAGTCGTTCCGTGTTCCCCAGTTCGTATCTATTGAGAACGGACGGATATACTTTCCAAAGTTTAAGAAAGGCATAAAGATTGACCAACATCGTGAAGTAGAAGGCGAGATTAACTATGCCACTATCACCAAGAACAAGGCAGGGCAATACTTTGCCTGTATTGGTGTCACCAGAGAAATCGCTCCAAAGATGAAAACCAACAAGACCGTTGGTATTGATTTAGGTCTTAAAACATTGGTGACTTGCTCTGATGGACAGAAATTTGAAAACATTAAAACCACTAAAAAGTATGAAAAACTATTAAGAATAAGACAGAAAGCGTTGAGTCGTTCCAAGAAAGGCTCCAATGGCAGAAACAAAGCACGATTGAAGGTTGGCAAGGTCCAAGTGAAGATTGCCAACATTCGTCATAATCATCTTC